TAGCGCTTCTGTGTAAGGGGGGTAAAACGAAACGGACGGAATTGGGAGTTGGGTGTGTTTTGGGGGAATGGGCTTGTTTGGGCGGTTTGATTGGGATTGGGCTTTTTTCTTGGTGCAAAACGAAACGTGACATGGGGTGACATTCGTGTTACATTTGGTGGGATTACTTGAACAGTACTTGAACAGTTTTGCGACATTTGCGTTCAAGTGTTTGAACAGTGTTTGAGAAACAGCATCGTTTCACTCGCTTTTTGGGTGCGCTTTGCTTCGCTCGCGCTTCTGCCTCGGCTTCTGCCTCGGCTTTGCCTTCGGCCCTCGCGCCTGGCTGCTCGGCTGCGCCTTCGGCCTCCTTCCCGGCTGCGCCATCGGTTGGATCACCTCTCGCCATGGGCGGAGGTCATTGTTTTTTTTGGTGTGCCTCTGGGCACCTTTTTTTTTGTGGGCTTTTCGATATTTCTTGTTGCGTTTTTATTCCATATATTGATTATTTGGTATATTTGCGGTGGCTGCACATCGCTGCGCTCGTGTTGAATGGGCAGCGATGGGGCGGACAGCTGCCGGCATGAAAAAGGCGGGCAGTTTATGGTTTAATCTTTTAAAAAAATGAGGTATGGCGAAGGTGGTGCATGTGCATTTGGTGGTGCCGATTGAGGGCGAGAAGAGGCGGGACTGGTACTTCTCTTCGATCTCGGCGGTTTATACGAGACTGACGGCGGAACAGGTGGGAGCTACGAAGAATTACCTGCTGCATGCGGGGCTGTCGGATAACGGGACGGTGATGACGAAGAGGGCGATTATTAAGCAATCTGAGCTTGTTGGGATGCGACGTGGCTAGATGGTCGCTGGACGCATGAAAGTGCCGTAGAGGGGAAGGAATGACGCTCTACGGCTTTTTTATGCCCTGACTTTAGACGTGGCTGCGCGGCTATTGGCGTGGCTGACTGTGGGTGTCTGCGCCCCGGCTGCACCATTTGAACACTTGAACAGTGTTTGAACGGTGTAAAAATGGCAACAGGTGGACAGACGGGTGGACAAAACAGATGGACAGATTTCGGCTTAACAGGTGGACAAATTTCAGATTTTGACCCCCGATAAATACCCCTATATTGCCCTTTTTTAGCCTCAAAATGGCGTTTTTCGAGGGATAAGACCCCCTATATTGACCGCAAAATGTGGGGATAAGTACCCCTATATTTTCACTTAAAACTCTAAGTAACAGCGGAATAAGCTATTTTAGCCCGCACACCGCTGCCACGCTTCGATTTGCATCAGCGCAGCACACAGCAGCACACCACACCGGACACACGTCAGTGGAGGCGACGACATTCGCAGCGAAAAGTGGGCGGAAATGGCCAGGATTGAGGGGAGTCAGGGGGAGGAAAATGGGCGGGCGGTGGCTGCTCCGTCACCGCTGTCGGCGGATCGAGAGAGCCACAACCTTTACGCAACACCGGCAGCAGCGTCGTTGCGGGCACGTGCAGCACTCTCTGCCGCGCGCTGCTCCGCCTCTTCTGCCCTCTCAGCCAGCTCTTCTGCATGCTGTTTGAGACGACCTATCTCTTCAGCCTGTTCGGTGATCTTCTGAAGGAGCTGCATTACAAGTTCAGGTGGCGATTGAACAGCATTTGAACAGGGTTCTTCCTCTTTTTGAACAGTACTTGAACACTCTTGAACGCTCTGTTCAATCTCGTCATCAAGCTGTCGGATCATTGTGCCTATGCCTAGCAATAACCACTCTGTTGATATGTCGTATTTCTCACACATGGTCGCCATCATGTCTACGCCAGCCTTCATTCGTCCGTTCAGAATTTCTGAAAACTTAGCAGGCTTAACGCCTAGTGATTCAGCCAAAAGTGTCTTTGAGAGCCCCGTTTTTCTCTGTAAAATGGACTGAATCGCCTCCAGAAACCTATCGTTTATCGAATTTTTTTCCATATTTTCTGAAAATAATTGCCGAAAAATTTGGATACAATTCAGAAACTCTGTAATATTGCACCCAGTTAATAGTTAACAACGCCCCGAATATACGAAAAACAAACGAAAAGCGGAGCAAACAAACGAAAAAAAGCAAACCAATAAGATACAATGGAGAAACAGATTATTATTGATGGCAAGACACGAACATTAATTAAGAATGCCTTTAGATGTTCGCACATGCAAGTGTGGAGAGCGGTTCACTTCCGCTTCGACACAGACCTAACACGCAGAATTCAGAAGATGGCCATTCTGAAGGGCGGTGAACTGATAGGCTGCACGGCAGCCGAGAAGGAGGCGACGATGGTTCGCCTAGGATTACACATAAACAAGAAACAAACCTTTGATAGCAATGAAGAAGATACAAACGAAGAACGCGACTCAGCTGAGTCAGCGGTCAGCTGAGAGAAGCAATGACTGGTGGGGAAACCTGAAGACCAGAGAACGGAACATCTGCCGATATGCGGCGGTCTCTTTTATCACACTCCTGACAGTGGGCGGCACAACGATGTGGCTGGCGCTGGCACTAGTGGTTAACCTGGCAAACGCCGTGCGCTTGTTGCGACACGTAGAGCTACCACAGGGATAAGGAATATCACATTAATATATAAGAGACAGGCAAAGAAATGGAATACTACAACAAACAGCTGTGCGTGGGCTATGGGGAGCTGGTCGAAGGTGATGAGCCAATCATCACCAGAGCAGCACTCAACAAGCAGATACAGCGAGGATCGATTGCACGGTATGGCAAACCAGCCCCGGGCAAGCCAGTCCTGATTGCGTATTCATCATTGCCGACCAAGTATAAAGAGCGTTGGGTTGCGCTATATGGCGACCCGGAGAAGAAGATGAGGGAAGAGATGAACAGACAGCGAGTGAAGCGAGACGCGCGGGCAGCGGAGTTCTACAGCGAGTACCGCTACGAGAAGAACGGCGAGATGGTGAGTCTGCCGGAGGATGCCGTGGAGGAGCTGACCGTGAACGCAAGTGTGCTGAACGCCCTGGTGACGGAGGTGAACGTGATGAGAGCGACGGCAGCGAAGCTGTGCGGTCGTGGCGGTGACCGCCGTGCCGCGATGGTGGCGCTGGCGCAGGAGCTGAAGAACTACTGGCCGCACACCCTTCCGACGGGTGAATCGCGCTTGGCGACACTGATGAGCCGATACCGCAAGGAGGGGTATCAGGTGTTGATCTCGGGCAAGTATGGCAACAAGAACTCGCTGAAGCTGTCGAGCGAAGCTCAGGAGTGGCTGATAGCGATGAAGAGATGCAGGAAGCCGGTGATGAACGACGCTCAGATCTTCGAGGCATACAATGAGGAGGCGCCTCGCCGAGGCTGGCAGCCGATCAAGAGTCAGCGCACGCTGGCAGGCTTGCTCTACTCGCCCGCCATTCAGCCCCTCTGGTACGACGCGGTCTACGGAGAGCTGGCAGCTAACCAAAAGTTTAGCCGCCGACATCATACGGAGCTCCCAGCAATGCGCGACGCGCTCTGGTACGGCGATGGTACTAAGATTAACCTCTACTACAGAGATGAACGTGGCCAGGTGCGCACGACCAGTGTCTACGAGGTGATTGACGCCTACTCGGAGGTATTTCTGGGTTACCACATCAGTGACCACGAGGACTTCGAGGCGCAGTATGGCGCCTACCGCATGGCCATTCAGGTGGCTGGGCACAAGCCCTACGAGCTGGTCTACGATAACCAGGGCGGACACAAGAAGCTGGAGAGTCAAGGCTTCATGGCAAAGATAACAAGCCGCATCCACCGCTCGACGAAGGCGCACAACGGTCAGAGTAAGACCATTGAGAACGCATTCGGCCGATTCCAGAGCGAGGTGCTGCATAAGGAGTGGTTCTTCACGGGACAGAACATAACGGCGAGGAAGGAGAGCAGCCGACCGAACCTGGAGTTCATCAACGAGAATAAGGACAAGCTGCCGACGCTGGTCGAGTTGAAGGCGAAATATGCCGAGCTGCGCAAGGAGTGGAACTCAATGCCTCACCCCGCAACGGGCATCAGCCGACAGGAGATGTACGACACGAGCGTGAACCCCGACACCGAGGCGGTGACCACTCAGGAGATGATCAGAATCTTCTGGATGATGACCGACAAGCCGGTGACCTACGGAACGAGCGGAGTGAAGGTGACCATCAACCGTCGCGAGTACACCTACGAGGTGCAGAGCGAGGCTGGAGTTCCCGACCACGAGTTCCTGAGCAGGAACGTGGGGAGCAAGTTCAGAATTCAGTACGACCCCTACGACTTCGGCAGCGTCCGCCTCTACTCGGAGGACAAGGATGGCAGTCTGAGATTCGTCCGCGTGGCGACTCCACCGATGCGCATCCACCGCGCCATTCAGGAGCAGACGGAGAGCGAGGCACGATTCATCCGTCAGGAGGAGGAGGCCAACCGCCGCGACCGCATAGAGCGAATGGTGAGAGCGAAGGAGATCGAGAGGAAGCACGGGGTGATGCCTGAGCAGCTGGGGCTCGTGACACCGAAGCTACAGGGAGCGACGACGGAGACTCGTCGAGAGATTGAACGAAGGACGGCGCTCTACCGAGTGGGTCCCATCGAGGAGACTCAGGCGGGACGCGCCACGAAGCAGAAGAGCAACATCACCTGGGACCAGATAATGGCTCCAAGAGAGTTCGACGAAAAGAAGGTGATTGGCAAGCTGTAGCTTGCCTAAGAGTTAAGAGTAAAGAGTGAAGAGTAAAGTAATACTATAGTTAAAGAGTTAAGTTGAATACTATTTTAAACCATAAAGCATACAACAATGATAACAGACAATGAAAAAGAGGGCATACGCGAGAGACTGAGAGCGTATGTGGGCAAGTTTCAGAGCCAGAACATGGCAGCGAAGTCGCTGAAGGGTACTTCGGCAGGAACCATCAGTACAATCCTTAACGGAGGTAAGGACGACAGCATCTCGGAAGTGATGTGGCGAAAGATAGGCGCTCAGGTTGGCGGCATGCCGACGCGGGGCGAGGAGTGGAACGTGGCTGATACCTACGCATTCCGCGAGATGACCAGCGTGCTGGAGGATGCTCAGCTGTACAAGAACGTGACATGGGTGACGGGTGAAGCCGGCAGCGGCAAGAGCAC